AATGTCAGAAGAAACGTTGACCGAAGCGTTATCAAAGCTTGATGACGAAAACATAAACAAGGCCGCTCTGCCTGAACACAAGCGTGTTGAGGAAGATGTTCAAGAAGAACCAACTTACATTGAGTTCTCTGAAGAAGAAGCGGAATCCATTGCGCCCGTTACTGAAGATTCTGTTCGTGAAGAGTTTGAATCGCCAGAAACTGATGCAGAGCCTGAGCTTACTGAGGCCGAGCGTCGAGCACGTTCTGCACAGGAACGGATCAATAAGGCTGTTGGCCAAGCAAAAGACTTTCAACGCAGAGAGTTGCAGGCGCTTCAGTATGCAAAAGAATTGCAAGAGCAAAATGAACGCCTTGCTTCTCAATTGCAAAATACTCAAACGTCTACTGCCGAGCAAAATCTTAAAATCCAAGAAAGCTATGGCGATGAGTTTGCTAGTCGAGTAGAAACCCAAGCGGAAGCTGCGAAGCGTAATCTCAAAACGGCTTATGAATCTGGCGACCCAGATGCCATGGCTGAAGCTCAACAGCTTTTGGCTAGAGCAGAGGCGGATCGTAACGCACTTGTTCAATATCAGCGTGATCTTGAACAATACAAAGTTGATTACGCTAACTGGCTTGATCAACAAGAAGCGGATGCTCAAGCAGAACAAGAGCTTGCTCAGCAGCAACCTGTGTACCAAGAGCCTGCCACATATCAAGAGCCATCACTCAAAGCTCAAGACTGGGCTTCTGCAAACGAATGGTTTGGCACAGACACCGTTATGACTAATGTGGCTTTTGCTATACATAACGACTTAATACAGAGCGGTGTTGACTTAGAATCTGATGAATACTACGCTCAAATTGATTCTCGTATGAGGCAGGAACTGCCGCATAAATTTAACGAGCAAACTAACGCGAGAGACAACCAACAACCCGTCCAAACTGTTGTCTCTGGATCGCGCACGACTGGAACTGGACGCAATCAAAACTCTCGTAGAGTTGAACTGACAACAAGTGAACAAGCATTAGCAAGGAAGCTTGGAGTACCGTTCAAAGAATACGCAAAACAGAAAATGAGGCTGCAACGATCATGAATGACGAAGTAAAGGGTTCTAATAGAACACCAAGAAGTAGCGGAAGCCGTGAGGCAAAAGCTGCGCGTAAACCATGGAAGCCGCCTCAAGCGTTGGAAACTCCTGACGCGCCTCCTGGAATGCAATATCGATGGCTGCGAACCCACATCCGTGGTGAAGCAGACAAGACTAACGTTCACATGAGACTTCGTGAAGGGTACGAACCCGTACACCCAAGCGAAATTTCAGGATTTGATCTACCCGTCATTGACGAGGGAACTCATACCGGAACTGTGGGTGTTGGTGGATTGATGCTTGCTAAAATTCCTGAGGAGACCGTTCAAGAAAGAAATGCTTATTTTGCTCGACAGACCGATCAGCAGATGCATGCTGTTGATAACGATCTGATGAGGGATGAGCATCCTGCAATGCCAATCTCTAACGAGAGAAAGACGCAGGTGTCTTTTGGCCGAGGAAAGAAATGACCTCATTTTTGATTGTGTTTAACTAGGAGATCCCAAATGGCGAATCAAGATGCCGCTTTTGGAATGCGTCCAGTGCGTATGGTGGGCGGCGCCCCCTATACTGGTGGACAAAGCCGATATCGGGTCGCTGCTAACTATGGGACCAGTATCTTCCAAGGAGATATGGTTGCCCAGGTTACTGGTGGTACGGTAGAGGTTCACGCTGACGGAGGCACTGTGCCTGTAGTTGGTGTGTTTAACGGTTGTCAGTACACCGATCCTACTACCAAGGAACAGGTTTATAGCAACTTCTACCCCGCAAGCACTAATGCTTCGGACATCATCGCTTTCATTATCGATGATCCGAATGTTGTGTACGAAGTCCAAGCCGATGCGGCTTTTCCTGTTGCTGACTTGTTCGGTAACTTTGACATCGTATACACCACTGCAGGTAGCACGGTGACTGGCATTTCAGGTGCTGAACTTGAAGTTTCAACCGGCGGAACAGCAACTTCGTTGCCCATTAAAGCCCTTGATATTTCAGGAGACCCTGAAAATTCAGACGTAAGCGCAGCAAACACTAACGTGCTTGTTGTTATCCAAAACTCAATATACGGCGTCAAAGGCGCTGGCTTAGCATAGGAGGCTAACTAATGGCTATTTCAAGAGCACAATTAGCCAAAGAGCTAGAGCCTGGTCTCAACGCTTTATTTGGTATGGAATACGCTCGTTATGAAAACGAGCATGCCGAGATCTTTGATACTGAATCTTCAGACCGAGCGTTTGAAGAAGAAGTTCTGATCGTAGGCTTTGGTAACGCTCGTGATAAGTCTGAAGGACAAAGTGTCGGTTACGACTCAGCTTCTGAAGGTTTCACTTCTCGTTACACCCACGAAACTGTTGCGCTTGCTTTCGCGTTGACCGAGGAAGCGGTAGAAGATAATTTGTATGACCGCCTTGGTGCGCGTTATACGAAGGCTCTTGCGCGCAGCATGGCACACACCAAGCAAGTTAAAGCTGCTAACGTATTGAACAATGCGTTCAACTCTAGTTTTGCTGGTGGCGATGGCGTTGAGTTGATTGATGACGCACACCCCCTTGCTGGTGGTGGTACGTTCTCAAACCGACCCACAGCTTACGCAGATCTGAACGAGACCTCGCTTGAAGATGCTTTAATCAGCATTTCCACGTTTGTAGATGATCGTAATATGATCTTGGCTCTTCAAGGCGTTAAGTTGATTGTTCCACCACAGCTTCAGTTTGTGGCGGATCGTCTTCTGGATACTCCCGGACGAGTAGCTACGGCTGACAACGACATCAACGCAATCAGGAACATGGGCATGCTGCCGCAAGGTTATGCAGTGAACCATTTCTTGACTGACACTGATGCTTGGTTTGTCAAAACCGACTGCCCAGATGGGTTCAAGCACTTCGAGCGAAGCCCGATCTCAACTTCTATGGAAGGTGATTTCGACACAGGCAACGTGCGTTACAAGGCCCGCGAGCGATACAGCTTCGGCTTCAGTAACCCACGCGCTGTGTTCGGCTCTCAAGGCGCTTAATTGTTCCACGTGGAACAATGAGATAAGGGGCACATTGTTGCCCCTTTTCTTTTTCTGGGTGTTAACCTATTATTCAGATGAACTGAGAAAAACAGCCCCAGCGACTGGCTCAGCAGACGTTACGAAGACTCTGGGGCGAATCCTTTCGTAAGAGGTAATACCATGTCACAGACAACATTTTCAGGCCCAGTCAGATCACTGGGCGGCTTCATAACCGAAGGCGTAAACAGCAGCGTTAGTCTGTCCGCAGACACCACGTTGACCGTGGCGGCTCACGCTGGCAAGATCATTCTGCTCAACGATGCAGACGGCAAGTTTACTTTGCCTTCTATTTCTTCAGCCACTCCTAATGATCCTACTTCTCCTGATCAAGCAAACAATATCGGCGCTTCGTTTTTCTTTTATGTCGAAACCGCAGCAACCGATCTTGATATCTTGACTGACGGCACTGACAAGTTTGTTGGCGCTGTAATAGTTGCTATTGACGATAGCACTAAAAAAGCTTTCGTTCCCGCTGCATCCAATGACGTCATGACTTTGAATGGATCTACTAAAGGCGGCATTGTTGGCAGCGTCATCAAGGTAACTGCTATTGATAGCGCAACCTACTTGGTTCATGACTCTTTGCTGATCGGAAGCGGAACAATTGTTACTCCTTTCGCTGACGCTTAATCCGCAAAAATAGGAGATAGGCAATGGCAGATGCAGTAACAAGCCAAACCATTCAGGACGGCGAGCGCAAAGCCGTCCTTAAATTCACAAACATTAGTGATGGAACAGGCGAGTCGGCAGTAACCAAAATTGATGTAAGTGCCCTTTCGGCTAATAGTGCTGGCGCTGCCTGTACTGAAGTAGCTGTGGCAAAAATCTGGTGGCAGTGCGTAGGCATGGGCGTTGAGCTTTTGAACGACGCCACGGCTGACACGTTGATCATTGGTCTTTCGCCTGATTCAAATGGATATCACGATTATTCAGACTTTTCTGGCATCCCAAATGATGCGGGTTCTGGAAAGACTGGAGATGTGAAGTTCACTACAATTGGTGCAAGCAGCACAGACACTTACACTGTAATTGTTGAAGTGTTAAAGAGTTACTAATGACTACTTCTGGAAGCTCTGATTTCGAGCCAGATGTTGCGGAGTATATAGAGGAAGCATTTGAAAGATGCGGCCTTGAGTATCGCACTGGCTACGATGGGGTGACTGCAAGGCGTTCACTGAATCTTCTATTTGCTGATTGGGCAAACAGAGGATTAAACCAGTGGACCGTGACAAACAGCACCACAACGCTGGCCCAAGGCGATCAGTTCATCGATTTATCAGACACTACTATTGATGTTTTGGACGTAGTAATTCGACGCACAGAAGGAACTACTACTACAGACATTTCTATGGGTCAGATTGGTCGATCCGAATATTGGAATCTTCCAGACAAGTCAACTCAGTCTAGACCAACTCAGTGGTTTTTAGACAAGCAGATAACCCCTCGTTTGTACATTTGGCCCGCTTCAGAAAACTCTACGGATCAATTGGTTATAAATCGATTAGTCCGCATTGAAGATGCAGACGCTGGAGTGAACACAGTCGATGTTCCTTTCAGGTTCTATCCTTGCTTGGCAGCAGGACTTGCATATTACATTGCTTTAAAGAAAGCCCCTGATCGCGTACAGATGCTGAAAGGCTTGTATGACGAGGAGTTTGCTCGAGCTGCTGACCAAGACGAAAGCAGAGCATCTTTGATGATAGCCCCTAACATGAGGTCTAGGATCGCGTAATGGCTTTTGCTTCTGGCAAGTACGCGATTGCCATCTGCGATAGGTGTGGCTTTCAGTACAAATATACTGCCCTCAAAAAAGAGTGGACTGGCTTTCGTGTCTGTTCAGAATGTTTTGAGCCAAAACATCCGCAACTAGAGCCTCCAAGAAATGTTTCTGACCCTGAAGGGCTTAGATTTGCGCGGCCTAACCTTCCACCTTCCCAGGTAGCTGGCGAAGGCGTGGTTAGGACCATTGATGATAATCAAGTGATGTCTATTACAGGCGACCCGATAGGCTCAGCCTTTAGTATTGATGGGGCAACTGGCTCTGTTGGAACAGTAACAGTGGTGATTACATGAGCTTTACACTAGCGACTTTAAAATCTACGGTTCAAGATTACTGTGAAACTTCAGAAACCACTTTTGTTTCTGAGCTTGATACATTTATTCAAGAAGCCGAAGAGCGAATACTGAAGAACGTTGAGCTTCCTGTGTTTAGAAAAAACGTTACAGGAACGGCTTCTACAGGCAATCCATACTTATCAACGCCATCTGATTTCTTGGCTTCTTATAGTTTGGCGGTAATCAATAACAACATTTACACATACCCTTTGTTCAAGCATGTCTCTCTTATTCGAGACTATACGCCAAATCCTGCCACCACTGGACTGACAAAGTATTACGGTTTGTTTGATGACAACACCTTCATATTGGCTCCAACCCCAGCAGCCGATTACAGTTTTGAGCTTCATTACAAGTATCGACCAGCTTCACTTACAACAACCTCTGGAGTTGAAACAACCTGGCTTTCAGATAATGCGCCTGACGCAATGCTGTATGGAACTTTAGTTGAGGCAGCGACATTCTTAAAAACTCCTGATGAAGCCGCTCAATATGAACAAAGATTTATGGCCGCTACATCTGCCCTCAAGCGTTTGGGCGAAGGTTACGGCGC